CTTTTCAAAGCCCTTGTAAAACTCAACTCTTGCTTCAAAAATCTTCCTCTTTTCAGACACTATTTCATTGTCTTCACTACTATCCCACTTTCTAACTTCAAGTAAGCTCACATATGCTTCCCAAGCTTCTTTCTGATACTCTTCAAGCATCTTATCTAATGCATAATAGGTCTCTTTTAGGTCGTTCATATTGTCCCCTTTTTTTGTTTAAATCAATCTTGAATACACCATAGAAAATACAGAAATATTAAAAATCTCATGACATCACCTCACAAAATTCTTCCATGAAACATTTCAACGCTTCTTCCGGAGTGTCTGCATAAATACCCCAAACACTATCCTTCTCACTCCATAGACAACAACACTTACATACTTCGTACTTAACAACACCATAAACACCAAAAAAACCCTTATCAAGCTCGTCGAGAAAACTCTTACGCTCTTCTCCATTCTCAAAATCCATGTCCACTACATGGTCGCTATCATAAAAAACTTCGTACTTAACTTCGCCTTCATACTTCGTATGTAACGCATTCATATTGTCCATCCCTCTTTATGTTTTGCTTCTTATCTAACCAATCCAACTGCTACAACTTGCTAGGCTTGTTTACCTAGTCACCAAGGAGACTATCAGATTAGCTCTATGAAAACTAGAATAGCACATGCAAATATAAAAAAGATAGCTAAACAAAAGATTATATGGTAAGGTAAAGAAAATACTTAACATGAGAACTAGTCCACACTATGGCTAAAGAGATTGTAAGCATAGTAAATAAGAAGAAATATAAGAATAACAAGATTACACCGATACTCGAAAAAAGACTGCGGGGCAGGCATAGAAAAGTCGTTCCACCGGAATTATTGTACAGGCTAGCTCAGAATATGCTACCAATGGAATCACTAGCTATTTTGACCGGAGTCGATCAGTCAACTTTATATTCGAGGTATGCGCATATTATTCAGAAAGCTAGGGAAGATAGGAAGGAAAGTCTCGCTCAGGCTATGTTCAGGAAGGCAGACGACGGTTCAGAGCGCATGCAGATATGGCTTAGCAAGCAACACCTTGGCTATAAGGATACTTTCCATGAAGGTAGCCAGCCGGTAGCGATACAGATTAACATTAGGGACGTGCCATGAGTGGAGACTTTGATCAGTATGACAAGCAGGTTGACCCTGTTAGTGAGTCGAGGCAGCTTATCGAAGAGGCTATAGATCAGCTAGAATCGATTGATAGTGATGAGGCGACCATTGAGGTGTCTAATGCCGCAACGTTCTTATACGAAGCGTTAGAGGCCTTGCTGAATGCTAAGCGTAAAGCTAGCAGATTAAATAGATCTAATCCTTCTTTAGACTACATGCCTGAGCCTAACTTAAATCTTTAAGTATCAAGTAGATTAAACTTAAATGATGTCATCAGTTCAAACGCCGGGGTGGCCGGTCAAGGGGGGGTATTCCCCTATTGGCAAGAGAGAGGAGATGTATGGTACCTCCACCCCCACCCACCCAGAATATTTTAAACTGTCACTAACCTCCTACACCCGTAGTACCTCTCTAAGCCCTATTTTTTTATCTGCCGAAAAATTTCCATCTAGAAAATCTTATGTAGCATTGGATAGTTCTGAAGGCTGGTCTGAATTTCTGATTCGGGTAGTGATATATGCGGTCTTGATATTTTCTTTGATAGCTCTTTTTTACTTTACTAGTGATATCTCTATTCACTCTTCCTTTCTACCTAAGTACCTAAGAGTTAGAGAATTATGAAATCAGGAAATATCTGGCAGAAATTTATAAAATTTAGAAATCTGAAATTTTTTCAGTTGGCTAAAAAAGTAGTTGAGTGCTAAAGGTCTCTAAACTAGTCAATCAGGGGTTTGGTATGAATGCTGTCAGACGGTTTATCGATAGGGTGGTGGAGTTCTTTGAGTATGGAACGATTGAATTGTGGATTGAGCAGGCGGTGTTTCCTGGGATGCTTTGTTTTGCTGTGATAGCGATGATGGTATTTATGGCGGTAGGAAGATGATGAGCAAGAAAAAGTATTATAAGAAGAAAAAGGGTGATTGCCCATGTTGTGGATGGCAGGGGCATCCTAGATTTGTTGGGTTGCGAAGATGGCTTGGTATCAAAAGGGAAGGATTTAGGGAGTTTCTAGATGAAAGATGGGATGTTTAGTGATGAAGATAAGGTTTTTTATGCTGAATGGGTGATATATGAGGATGAAGAAGAGAAGAAGCGAGCTGAAAGTTATTTATTTTCGTGGATGTATTTTATTTATCGTAAAGTTCGTGGAAGGAAGATGCGAGAAGATTTTGATGACTTTACGATTATTGTCCGACCAAATGTATATGGAAATGATCAGTCGACGATAGCGTTGAAATTCTGGTTGAAGAAGGAAGAGAGATGATAGTTAGGAACATGGTTAATATTCCTCCGGAAGTAAAGGAGTTTTATGATCGATTTTTACTGAATCCTTTGCATCCTTATGATTTGTGTCGTGAGCGAGTTGAGGGTAAAATTGTGCTGCATGCACGGAAGAAAATCCGTTCCCAGGATAAAGGTAAAAGAAGAAGATTTGATTCTATTCTTAAAGATTTCATGGAGATGTATGAGTGGAAAAAGGCGAAGAAAATTGAATACGAGGCAAAGATTAAAGAAGCTAAAGAAAGATCCGGTATCCCTGTTATTAGTCGAGTTCAAAAATTTACTAGATATTCCAATCCAGAACAATCTTCTGGAGATGATGATGGGAATAAAGATTGATGAATCTTAATGTTCAATATTGGAAGCAAAATGTATGAAGTGGATACTTGTAAATGAACGATTGCCTGAAGATAATAGATGGGTGTTGGTTTCTATGAGGGTTTTAGATTTTGGAAACCCTATAGCAATGGGGTATATTCCTTGGATATTTCAGGGTAGGTTTGATTGTGCTAGAGGATGGGAGATTCCTTTTCATGCGCAGTATGTTAGGGTTGATGCATGGATGGAAATTCCTTATGCAATTGAGGAGAGTGAATGACTAGAACTCCAAGGAAGTTCGTTAAATTACTGCGAACAGACAGTTTCTCAGAGATGGAGAGGCGGATAGATGAAGTGATTAGTGAGTTTGAATGCGATGGATTTCATTTAGATAGCTGCAATATGTATGAAGTAGACCGTACATTCGTTACGGTTTTGACATTTGTTTACGCTGAATATCATGGGGGTGAACATGACTGTTAACGTTCAGACTAGGCAGATATCAGTAGAGATCCCTCATAAGTTCTCTGCCAGGGAATACCAGAAAGAGTTCTACCGGCAGATGGCTGGTGGTAAGAAGCGTGCCGTCCTCGTGTGGCATAGACGTGCTGGTAAGGAGAAGGCCTGCTGGAATTACATGATCAAAGAGGCATATAAGAAGGTAGGTATTTACTATTACCTGTTCCCTCACTTTGCCCAAGGTAGGAAGATTCTTTGGGACGGTATGGACAAGGAAGGTTTCAAGACTATTAACCATATCCCTAAGGAGTTGATAGACGGAGATCCTAACAACACAGAGATGAAGGTGAGGTTGATCAATGGAAGCCTTATTCAGGTCATTGGTACTAACAATATGGATACCGTTGTCGGTACGAATCCCGTGGGCTGCGTCTTCTCTGAGTATTCTGTTCAAGATCCTCTCGGGTGGGAATTGATAAGACCTATTCTCAGGGAGAACGGCGGATGGGCGGTATTCAACTTCACTCCTAGGGGAGACAACCATGCAAAGAGACTTTTTGATATGGCGGCGAAGAACCCTGATTGGTTCTGTCAGAAGCTTGGTGTCGATGATACGAAGGCAATAGCTTTCGAAGAGATTGAGAAAGAGCGGGCAGACGGCATGTCCGAAGACATGATTCAACAAGAGTTCTATTGCAGCTTCACTTTGGGGGTAGAAGGTTCTTACTATGCGCGTTACATGCAAAAAGCGAGGGATGAGGGGCGGATCGGATTTGTACCGTGGGATAAAGGGGCAAAGGTGCACACTGCTTGGGACATTGGCTATGGAGATTCTACTGCAATTATATTTTATCAGATCAAAGGTCAGGAGATACACATCATCGACTATTACGAGAATTCCGGAGAGGGTTTCTCGCATTATGCGACAGTCTTGAAAAATAAATGCTTCACCTACGGAGAGCACTATGCACCTCATGACATTGATAGCCACAGCTTTAGTTCTGGTCTTAGTACCCGTGAGGTGGGTGCTAGTATTGGCATTCATTTTATTCCTCTACCTACTCTTAAACTCACTATTGATGAGGGGATAGAAGCTCTTCGAGGAATATTCCATAGAATCTGGATTGACGAAAATCAGTGTAAAAGGTTAATCAGATGCCTTGAGAATTATAGAAAGGAATTTGATGCCAAGCGAGGATCTTACAAATTAAGACCCGTTCATGATTGGTCATCTCATGGTTCCGATGCAGCTCGTTATCTGGCTATAGCGATCAAAAGGGGAGTAGACTCTGCAAGGTCAGGACCGTCCGATGCAGAAGTCGATATGATGATGAATAAATATCAACCCAGGTTTCAGTGATGACAGAGACTAAAAGAGTATCGCTTAGCAGTTACTGCGCATTAGCGGCAGATCGAATACTGAAGAAATGTGAGTCTGCTTATGATGAAGAAAGCAGTAAAATTCCCGATAATGAGTTCACTTTCCGTTATCAGCAGATGATTGTCGAAGCAATGATATTGACGCTATTCTTGGCAACGATAGAACAGTTGCCTGAAGATGATAGAATTCAATTCCTTCGTGATATGAAAAGAAGAATGGATGACTGCTTCTTCATCGCTAGGGGATTTGAAGACGTTCAAAAAATTATAGAACAGAAAGAGATTATGGACGGTACAGATGGATGAGAAGAATCGAGAAGATAAGATGAAGAAAAAGCTGGAAGGTATTGTTGAAATGATATTTCTAGAATTTGAAAAGATGGAATCTGATTGGGAGGTTAGAACGGCGATGCTTTCTTTAGGCGTAACAATGCTTATCATGCTCATCAAAGGTCATCAAACCCATGAAGGTGCGTGTAAAGACGCTTCTATGATTGAAAAATATCTCAAAGATCATATCAATATAACATTGAAGGAAAAACTAGATGGATAACGAAAATATGGAGGAAAAAAAATTCCTTCAAGATTATGGTGTCAAGATCGGTTACTGCTTACTTGTGAATCTGACTTCCGAAATGAAAAAGCAATTGAAATTCTTGGAAGGACAGAAATATGTCGATCATCTTATGCCTGTCGTCGTAGAAGTGGTGATCACTAACCTCTTTGTAAAACTCGTCGATCTCTTCGAAGATGATATACAAGAGGAAATGGCACAAGTTGTCTTAAATATTCTCAAAACAGCTCATGAAATTCATATGACAAACAAAAAAAACAAGGTGGAAAATGGACAAACAGATCAATAAGATCAAAAAAGGTGTTCTTAAAGAAGAAAAGATCGTTAAGAAAGAGAAAAAAGACGTCAAGAAGCTACTCAAGATGGATATCAAGCAAGATAAGAAGCTTGAGCATCTGGAGAAAAAGAGATAAAGGCGCTTTAATTTCATGACTAAGTACATCTTCATTGATCCCGATGACAAGCAGCATATAGTCCTTTACAATCTGATGCAGGCCCTATACCCACGTGAGCAGACTGTTTTAGTGCATCACTACGGGCTTTTCGGTGTAGATAAGAAGTCTTTTGGAGAAATTGCTCCACTTATCTGTAAAACCAGAGAAAGGACTCGTCAGATAGAGGTTAGGGCATTAATGAAGCTAAAATGTCATGAATACATGCCTTTAGTAAGGAAATTAGAACCATCCGACCTCCTAGGCGCCATCATGGGATATTGCGACTGCGGATGTATCTATCAGAAGAATCTTAAAATATGGAAAGTAGGCGAGGGGGTCGTCTGCGATGATTGCTTAAAAAATAAACAGGTGGCATGAAAAAAGAAGAGGATGAAAATTTGCTTTTCATCATAATGGTGCTTTTGGTATGGTGCGTGGCGATTCCAGTTACGGTGGTTTGGTATTTCACATGAATTATGAAAGATATGAGAGATATATGTCCCCAGTATCGCCTGAAGCCATTATTACTAAACTTTTAATGAGGTATATAAATGGCAGCAACGGTACCAACCCCAAGACCTCCAAGGAACTATCCGAAGGATTGGGCACAACCGCAGAGGACACTTCCAAGACCACCTCCGAATCAACCATCGGTTAATGGATCAGGACCACAACCTACACCAAAAAAATAAGGATATTTTATGGCTAAGACAGTTCGTGTTCCATTACCACCAAAACCAAATATTAGCTGGCCTAATGCTCCCGCATTTCCACAATATGGACCAAGGCCTATACCAGGACCGTTAAGAAAATAAAAAAGGATCAATAAATGATGAAACTTGACTTTAGCCCACATCAATATGTTTTAACGAAACTTCATTCTTCTGATGATTATGCAGAATTTATAGACTTTGCTTTCGGAGGAGAATCTGCTACGGTAGATCATCCCATGAAAGATCTTCCAGCAATTTGGACTGAGCTTCATCCTGAAGTTCCAGTTAGCGAAAGAGACGTTATTTCGGACAGCCTGAATAAGATGATAGCTCACTTTTTAGCCAAAAGAGAAGAGATAGAGTTAAATTTTAAGGAATAGATTTTGGCTCCTGGTCCTACAGGCATTTACCAGGTTTGCCGGTACCTGGCCATCTACCGGTTTTTTATGCAACTTATCACTACACCAAGACCACCAATTCCAAGACCACCAGGACCATTTGGTCCTCCTCCACGAATTCCTATACCTCCAGGAGGGGGAACTTGATCGACTATATCAAAGAATCTGAATATTGCATTGCAAGAACACTTCGAGCTTTATTCGATAAAGGCCAAAATTCTCCCGAATATAGAGAGGAGTTCTTAAAATATAAAGAGATGAAGACAATGGGTCAACATGAATGGTTGAAGAAAGTTAAAAGGGAGAAAGATGAAAAGGCTTAAATCTTTATTGATCGGAATGCTATGCTCTATCCTTCTTAGACTCGCTAAAAGTATGAATGATAACGGCGTCGAACTTGAACGTGTCAAATGGTTTTTTGATCATGACTGAATATTCAATGAAAGACCTCCATAAAGCTAAACTCACTTATGAATCCTACCGTCTATCTATAGCTAAGGCCGCCTACAAAGAAATTAAGGCTGCTATAGACAAGTATGAAAAAGATTCCGTTCTTGATATAGATCTTTGCGCTCATTGGGATGGTTGCATATCTATAGATGATACTATTTTTCATGAAGATGAACTTAAGGAAAATTCTGATGGAGATGGATGAATTTAATAAAAAGGCTCATGATCTTTACCAAATCTTAATGCCAATTGTTTTGGAATATGAACCTGAAATCGTTGGT